TATGATTTCACTTGATAAAGGTGGATCAGACGCTGACACAGACTCACAAAACGTAACATTTAGTTAATAACTAATTATCTTGGGGGGAGCAATCCCCCCTTGATTTATTTTAATAAATTAAGTAATGAAAACATATTGTTTTGAGTGTAAACACGATTGCCATTGTGGTCGTAAATGTGATCATTGTAGTTGTCATACCTGTAATAATATTACAATAAAAAAATATGAAGATTATATGGGGACAGGAATGTTAAAAAAACTTTGGAAAAAAATAAATGTCAACAACTTATCTAACATTAACAAACAGCGTACTTAGAGAATTAAATGAAACTGAATTAACTTCAGCTAACTTTAGTTCTAGTAGAGGTATACAAACTGCTGTAAAAGATTTTATTAATAAATCTATTCATGATATTTATAATGAAAGTGCTGAGATACCAGTTCTATTTACAAGAACAAATCAAGTGCTTGAAATAGGTGATAATGAATATGACTTTCCTGCAGATATGCGAAGAGTTGATTTTGATTCATTTTCACTAAAACCAAAAGAATTAATTACAAATGGTGAATTTGAATCTAACATAAATAGTTGGACAACAATAAGTGGATCACCAGCTTATTCAAGTGCAGGCAATGGTAGATTAAGTTTAAGTAATGCTTCTGCTCAACAATCAATATCTACTGTTGTAAATAAATCTTACAGAATACAAGTTAGAGCATTAAATACTAATGCTAATACAGATACACTTTCTATTGCTGTAGGATCAAGTGCAGGCGGAACACAAAATTTAAGTAGTAGTATTACTGTTTCTAATTATGGTGAAGGTAATATACTTGATAGTACATTTACTGCAACAGCTACAACTACATATATAAGATTAACAACTACTGGAGATTTTACTGTAGATTTTATAAGAGTATCTAGAAATGATATTGTTCCTAGAAAATTAACTTTTTTATCTTATGATAGCTATTTACAAAATAGAAAAGAAGTAGACGATGTAAATAATAGTAGTCAATATCAAATACCACAATATATTTATAGATTACCTAACTATTCAGCTTTTGGTGTAAGCCCAAGACCAGACAGTAATGAATATAGAGTTGAATATGATTATTATACAACTCATACAGATTTATCTGCACATGGTGATAATATGGCATTACCAGATAGATTTAGATCATTAATAGTAGATAGAGCTAAATATTATACATATATGCTTAGATCAGATCCACAACATGCACAATTAGCAGATAGAGATTATCAAAGAAAATTAAGATTATTAAAAACAGATTACGCAACAAAAGCGGACTACATGAGAACTGATGTTATAGCAGAAAGTATTTCTACTAACATTGGAGGCGTAATTCGTTAATGCCAGCAACTGATTTAATATCACCTTTTGTTGTAAGTTGTGCAGGTGGTTTAGTATTAAACAAAGATGTTTTTTCTATGGCTCCTGGTGAAGCACTTATTTTAAGAAACTTTGAACCAGATATTAAAGGTGGTTATAGACGAGTTAATGGTACAGCTTTATACAATTCAACAATTGTACCACAAGGATCTAGTAATACAAGTTTAGTTTTAGACTGTGCTATTATATTTAATGATCAAATAATTGTAGCTAGAGGTGGTGACATACATAGAGGCACAACTTCTGGTAGTTGGACAAGTTTAACTACAGGTTTAGGTACATCTACTAGACCATACGATTTTGAAAAATATAATTTTGATGGTACTGATAAAGTAATTATTGCAACAGGACATTCAGCTGCACAATCTATAAATGCAAGTTTTGCTGTAGATCCTATTAATGGGACAGGTGGTGGTACAGCTCCTACAAATCCTAAATTTGTAAAAGCATTTCAAAACCATATGTTTTATGCAGGTGCTACAAATTCACAAGAAGTTATATTTAGTGCACCTTTTTCAGAAGATGATTTTAATTCATCAGATGGTGCAGGATCTTTTAAAGTTGACTCTGAAGTAGTTGGATTAAAAGTATTTAGAAATGAATTATTTATATTTTGTGTAGATAGAATATATAAATTAACTGGTACATCATCAAGTACATTTGCTGTACAAGAGGTTACAAGAAACATAGGTTGTAGAGATGGTGGTAGTATTCAAGAGATTGGTGGTGATGTTATATTTTTAGCACCAGATGGATTAAGAACTATTGCTGGTACAGCTAGAATTGGTGACGTTGAACTTGGATCTATATCTAGACAGATACAGGCTAGAATTGATGAAGTAGGATTAGATCGAGTATCATCTTTAGTTATTAGAGATAAATCACAATATAGATTATTTTATCCTACAACTGCAGGTGCACAAGCATCATCAAAAGGTATTATAGGTGTATTAAAATCAAACGTAAACTCTGGACAAATTGGTTTTGAGTTTGCTGATATGATAGGTATTAAACCTGCATGTACAGATTCAGATTTTATAAGTAATGTTGAAACACAAGTATTTGGTGGATTTGATGGTTACATTTATAAAATGGAAGTAGGTAATACTTTTGCTAATGGTACTAGTACAGCTACAATTGTAGCAACATATAGATCACCTGATATGGTTATGGGTGATCCTGGTTTAAGAAAATATATGCAAAGAGTAAACTTAAACTATGAAGGTGAAGGTACAACTGTAAATGCTGACTTAGCAGTTAGATATGACTATGATAGTCAAGATACACCACAACCAAATAAAATAACTTTAACATCTGCTGGTGGTGCAGCTTTATATGGTACAGCTATTTATGGTAGTGGATTATATGGAGCATCAGGTACACCCCTTATAAGACAAACAGTAGAAGGATCTGGATTTGCAGTAGCTTTAAAAATAGATGATAGAAATCAAACAGATGCATTTTCAGTTAAAGGATTTCAACTAGAATTTACCCCAGGAGGAAGAAGATAATGGCAGGATATAGTGCACGACAATCAACATACACAACAGGTGATACGATTGCAGCTGCAGATACTAATGATGAGTTTAACCAATTATTAGCTGCATTTAATGCAACAACAGGACACACGCATGATGGTACTGCGGGTGATGGTGGACCTGTAGGTGCAATTAGAGATTCAGGAAATTTAAATAGAGTTTTAATTGATGACTCTAATGATCATATTGAATTTTATGTTGACGTATCTTCTTCATCAGTACAACAATTAAGAATACAAGATGGTGCTATAGTTCCTATAACTACTAATGATATAGATTTAGGTACATCTAGTTTAGAATTTAAAGATGCATTCTTTGATGGTACAGTTACTACAGATGCTGCTAATATATTAAGTTTATCTTTAACATCTGGTGCTACAGTTACAGCTATTAATGATGAAGATAATATGTCATCTGATAGTGCAACTGCATTAGCTACACAACAATCTATTAAAGCATATGTAGATTCACAAGTAACTGCACAAGATTTAGATTTTCAAGCAGATACAGGTGGAGCATTATCAATTGATTTAGATTCTGAATCATTAACATTTACTGGAGGTACTGGTATAGATACTTCTGGTTCTGGTAATGCAGTTACATTTGCGATTGATTCAACAGTTGCTACATTAACAGGATCACAGACACTTACAAATAAAACTTTAACTACTCCTGTTATATCTAGTATTTCAAATACAGGAACAATAACATTACCTACATCTACAGATACATTAGTAGGTAGAGCAACTACAGATACATTAACAAATAAAACAATTGATGCTAATGGAACTGGTAATAGTATTAGTAATTTAGAAGTAGCTGATTTTGCTGGTTCAGCGATAATATTAGAATCAGAAGGTATTGGATCTAATGATAATGATACATCTTTACCAACAAGTGCAGCTGTAAAAGATTATGTAGATACTCAAATTACTGCTGAAGATTTAGATATTACAACTGATAGTGGAACTATTGCAATAGATTTAGATAGTGAAACTTTAACAGTAGCAGGTGGAACTGGTTTAACTTCTAGTGCAACAAGTAATACAGTTACATTAGACATAGATTCTACAGTTGCTACACTTACAGGATCTCAAACACTTACAAATAAATCAATAGATTCAGATAATAATACAATTACAAATATTGTAAATGCTGATATTAAATCATCAGCTGCTATTGATGCAACTAAAATTCATGATGGTACAGTATCTAATACAGAATTTGGGTACTTAAATGGTGTAACATCTGCAATACAAACTCAATTAGATGCTAAAGCAGGTAATGGTTTTGCCGTGGCAATGGCTATTGCACTTTAATTTACTATTGACAAAATTAATAACAAGGATATAATTAATAATAATAAGGAGACACAAATATGGCACAGGATTTTGAATCTACAGCTACACAGATCACTAATTCTGAAACTGCTCTACTAACTGCAAACTCAGATGATGCAATCATCGGGTTAAGATTAACTAATATCTTAACTAGTTCTGTAACTGTTGATGTGTACATAGACAAAGGCGGTTCTGGAACAGATAGATATATTGCAAAAACATTGAGTATTCCACCAGCAACATCAGTTGAACTAATTCAAGGTGGAGCAAAAATAGTATTACAGAATGGAGACGTTTTATATGGTCTAGCTAGTGCTGCAACAAGCATTGATGCTTTTGTTAGCAGAGTAGATAGTATCAGTACATAATATTAGGAGGCAACATGGCTGAAGAAAGTAGTGCAATTTATATTGGTGATAAACTTCCATCGGAAGATATTTATCATCATGCAGCAACAATGGATAAACAAATGGTAGTTGAATCTGCAGTTCTTGCAGGTCCAGTTACATTCACACAAACTGTTACTGTAACAGGAACATTGGTAATTATTTAATGAGTAAAGTAGAAGTCAATCAAATATCATCACAATGCGGATCAACATTAACAATTGGTCAATCAGGTGATACTGTTCAATTAGCAAGTGGTGCTAGCCAAACTGGTTTTGGTAGAACTGGAACTGTTAACTGGGATACTACTGTAAAAACTGCAGCATTCACAGCAGTTAGTGGAAATGGTTATTTTACAAACACAACAAGTGCAGCATTTACAATTACACTACCTGCCTCTCCAAGTGCAGGAGACATCGTTGCTTTTGCAGATTATGCAAATACTTGGGATACAAATAATTTAACAATTGATAGAAATAGCTCTAATATAGAAGGAGAAGCATCTAATTTTGATTGTAATACAGAAGGTTCATCTATAACTTTTGTTTATGTAGATGCAACAAAAGGTTGGATTACAGTCAACTCTGGAAACAGTTCACAAGCATTTGAAGAAAAATTTATAGTAGCAACAGGAGGAACGATAACTTGTTGTGGTAATTTCAAAATTCATACATTTACAAGTCCAGGAACTTTTACAGTAACACAAGCTGCAACTTGTTCAGCTAACAATCTAGTTTCACATTTAGTGGTTGCTGGAGGAGGAGGTGGTGGCACTGATGTTGGAGGCGGTGGTGGAGCAGGAGGTTATAGAGAAGTTAAATCTCCTTCCGCAGGATCATACACAGCTAGTCCTTTAGATGGTTATCCAAGTTCACCAAATAGAGTAACAGTTACAGCAACAGCTTTTCCAATTACAGTTGGTGGTGGAGGAGCAGGAAATCCTTATCCATCAGGACAAGCTCCAGGATCTTCAGGAGCAAATTCAGTATTTAGCACTATAACATCAGCAGGTGGTGGCGGTGGTGGAGCTAATCCAGGTTGTGGATTAAATGGAGGATCTGGTGGTGGTGGATATAGAAATGGTGGGTCAGCAGGAACAGGTAATACACCTCCTGTAACTCCTGCACAAGGTCGAAATGGTGGTGATGGAAATCCAACTGGAACTGGTGGAGCTGGAGGCGGAGGTGGTGCAGGATGTAATGGTCAAGGAGGAAATGCAGATAATGGAGGTGGAGCTGCAGGAGGTTGTGGTGTATCTACTTCAATAACAGGATCTTCTGTAACAAGAGCTGGTGGAGGCGGTGGTGGAACAAGAAATGCACCAACCAATACTTCACCTGGAGGAGCTGGCGGACCTGGTGGTGGTGGAGCAGGATCTGGTGGCGGACCAACTGGTGTTCCAGGGACTAATGGAACAGACAACACTGGCGGTGGCGGTGGTGGAGCTGTAAATGCACCTGGTAATGGTGGAAATGGCGGCTCTGGTATAGTAGTAATAAGGTACAAATTTCAATAAGGTAAATTATGACAAGTAAAGTAAAAGTAAACACAATAGAAACAGAATCAGGATCAACGCTTACATTAGGACAAAGCGGTGATACAGTAACACTAGCTTCTGGTGCATCTCAATCAGGGTTCGGTAGAACTGGTACTGTTGATTGGGAAACAACACCTAAAACAGCAAATTTTACAGCAGTAAATGGTGATGGATTTTTCGTAAATACTACTTCTAGTGCCATTACAGCAACATTACCAGCAGGAAGCGCTGGAGCTATTGTTGCTTTTGCAGATTATGCAAATACTTTTGATACAAATAACTTAACAATCACACCTGACGGATCAGAAAAAATTGGTGGACAGGCTGGTAGCGCAGTAATTTCAACAGAAGGTGCTTCGGTAACTTTTGTATATGTAGATTCAACACAAGGTTGGAAACAAATTAATGATGCAACTTTAAATGTAACTTCTGCTGCTTATGTAGCAGCAACAGGTGGAACAGTAACTACTTGTGGAGATTTTAAAATTCATACATTTACAGGTCCTGGTACTTTTACAATAACTTGTGGAGGTAATTCAGGAGGTTCTAATTCAGTAGATTATTTAGTAGTAGCTGGTGGAGGCGGTGGTGGTTATGACTGGGGTGGCGGCGGTGGTGCTGGTGGAGTAAGATTTTTTGCTTCTCCTGATATAGCGTGTTATCCTGCTTCTCCTAGAGTAGGACCTAGTGCTTTACCTGTTACTGCACAAGCTTATCCAATAACAGTTGGTTCAGGAGGTGCTGGAGGAGTTGAACCTTCAACTACACCAGGTGCTAGGGGATCTAATTCAGTATTTTCAACTATAACATCTACTGGTGGTGGAGGCGGTGTAACTACATACCCTTTACCA